CAAATGAAACCTGCCCCTTCTCGACCGCCTTCATCAGCTTGCCGGTCTCGCTGGCGCTGTACCCCATCGCTTTGGCGAGTTCCGCCTGGATTGGAATTCCGCGGCCCGAGAGCTGGTTAATGTCCTGTGCGAAGAGTCGCCCTGAAACGCGGGCCTTACCGTAAATCTCCGCAAGATCGTTCAGGGGAGCTCCTGACCCCGCTGAAACATCACCGAGGCGTCTCATGACGGTGACGACGTCCTGAGCCTCCTCTCCAAATGCGAGCAGCTTGCGGCCCGCAGAGACGAGTTCTTCCTCTCGAAATGGAGTCTCGATCGCGAACGACCGGATATCGCCGATGAGCGACTTCGCCTCCGCAGCCGATCCCAGCATCGTCTCGAATGCGACTTGAGTCTGCTCAGCTTCTGCAGCGAGCTTCACGCCGAACGAGAGGCCCGCCGAGATCGCACTGAGGGCAGTGAGTGCGAGGGTCACGGCTCCGATAATTGGGATCGCCGCCGACAGCATGGTGCCCAGTGATCCCGACGCCGTCGCAGCCTTCAGTAGGGATGAAGCAACGCCACCAGCTCCGCCGCTGAGAGCATTCATCGCCCCGAGTGCAGCAGTGGCCCGGCTGGCCAGCGCGTCGATCCCTTTGACGCCGGCGTCGGCATTCCGCACGAACCGACCAAGCTCATCACGTGACTGTTCGGCTGCCGCCATGAAGAGTCGACTCAGTACGCATATCCAAAGGCAGCCAGGCTCTGTCGGAGACGCTCCGCATTGACCGCCGAGTTCTCTCTCTCCGGCATGGTTGCATTGCTGTCATCCGGATCGCGGGCCGTCAGATCGAACGAGCTGGGGTCGATCGTGCGATGATGCGTCAGCGTGACTTCCAGCAGCGTGGTCTGCAGGGCGAACAGGCGATCGAGCCGATGATCGAGCCAGGGCTCCGCGAGCTGGTGCCGGTACCACCAGGCGACAATCGGCCAGGGCCAGTCCTGCAGCTCGGTCGGGTCGCAGATCTGCAGCTGCAGCGCGAGTCGACCGCAAAACAGGTCGAACTCGCGCCAGCTCAGTTTTTTGGCGGTGCCTGGCTCGAATCGTTCACACGATTCGCCACTTCGATCAGCTTCATGTAGACCCCGCCGGGCAGGGCATTTGGAGAGCCAGGCTCGAAGATCTCGAGCGCGGCATCGAGCGGGAACAGTTCCTGACCCGGAGCGGGTGGCTGCAGGTCGCCCTGGTGGCACAGCCAGGGGCCTTCAGAGTCGTACACACAAAAGAGCAGCAGCAGCTGCATTTGAAACCCATCACCGCGACCGAGGCGCCGCAGGTGCAGCAGGTAGCTCTGCATCTCAGCGGCCGACAGCTCGCGGACGATCAGCTCGTCGCCGTCGAGTGTCAGAGATTCGGAACGCAGCTTGCGAGGGTGACGCATGGCGAGGCGGGAGGCTGGAGACGGGAGGCAGGAGCCAGAGGACACGGGCTGAAAGCCCGTGCTACGCGGCCGGGGAGACGAGCTCGACGATTGGCATCGTCTTCGAGGGGTGGCCCTCGGGGACGTAGTTCGGGTCGGCGGGAACCTCAATCGAGAGCAGGTCGTCAGCGGCTTCGTCTGCGACGGTGATCACAGTGCCCCTGGCAAAATTGATCGTGTGCTGGTTGTCCGGGCTGACCTTTTTCCGGGGATCGAACTTGGGGTTCGGTCCGGTGTAGTTGTCAACGAGGATGCGGAGCTGCTTCATGATGAACCGGTGGTTGAGTGACGGGGGTCAGGAAGGAATTGGGACTACGACGGGCTCGGGAACGTCGGCAAAGCGTTGAGCATGATCTCGCCATCGGTCATCAGGAACCCGTTCTTCTCGCTCTTGGGCGGCATGCTCTTGAGCGTGCCTGTAAACGGAAACTCCTGGGTTCCCAGGATCGCCTTGAACTGGGCTTTGCCGTACGTGACCGAGTTGGTGATCTGCCGCATCAGAAACCGATGCGTATTGTCGAGCGGGTCATAGAACCCGCTGAACTTGATGCTGCCAGGCTTTGAGAGTCCGGTCGGCTCGGCATCTTCGATGCACGTACTGGCGAGGTCGGTCACGTCGCCGAACTGCACTTCTGGGTTGGGGCCGTCGATCTTCGTAATACCGAGGACGTCGACGTACACCCCGCCGATCGAGACCTGCAGTTTATCGCCCTTGCAACGCCGCTTTTCCATCCTTGTGGCTCCCGTCTCGTGACACCCAACACCCGACTCAATTCGGTTCTCTGTAAACGACCCGGTAGCGCCCGCGAATCATGACCCGCTTCCCACCAGCCCCGTCGTTCAGGCTGACCATTCGCCTGGTCGCGTTCATCGCAGAGACTTCCACCGAGCTGGTCGACCAGTTTCGCAGGCCGGTCCCGGGATCGGTGCCGTTGTAGAGGACCGCGAGATGGAGCTGCCGGGCCGCGAGGTACTTCACAGCGTGGCAGGTGATCAGGATCTCGGCAGTGACCCAGCCACCGACGCCGGACAGATCCTGGGACTCTTCGTGGTCCTCGCTGTCGACCTCGATTGTGATGGCGGGCAGCGTGTCACCCTCCAGTAACTCTCCAGCGCGGATCCGCGCTGCATCTCCGGAGCCTACAATCGCCGTCACAGCTGCCAGCTGCAGCAGGCGATCGCGGAGGACTTGTTCGATGACGATGGGAGTCATGCGGGTTGAGGGTTGAGGGTTGAGGGTTGAGGGTTGAGGGTTGAGGGTCAGCTCTGCAGCGGACGTTCCTGCAGGAGAATGCGGGCCTCACCTGGCTGCGTGCCGGTCAGGACGGCGGCGATGTAGAGCGTGCGGCCGTCCCACTGGATTCGCATCGTGGAGTTCGCGGCCCGGACCGCCGGGTCATCGCGGCACGTGGCCACGTAGGTGACCTCAGACAGGTTCTGCAGGGCGGTCCCGAGTGAATGCTCTCTGCCCGTAATGGGATCAATCGAAGCGTAGACCGTGTGATAGGTCGACCAGGTCTCGACCGCTTCACCCAGGGCATCGGGGACCGTCGTCTTCTGCTGAATCAGCACTGGAACTTTGCGCATAGGTCTGCAGCCAAACTCGGATTTGTGACACGCAGCAATGACAGATACAGCCTACTGTCCTCATCGAAAATCGACGCGGTCACGCCATTTACTGTGATGGTCATGGGAAGCATTGCTGTCTCCAGACTCCCGTCCCCAGTCTCCCGACTCAATGGCACAGGCCCGCGGGGAGCAGCCCCCGCGGGCACTGGCCACGTTCGGCCGCCCAGAGTAGGCCGTGGAGACTCTGTCTCCCTCTGGAACCGGCCCCCATCCTTGGTCTAAGTCAGAGGCCAGCAGCCTCCAGGTCCCCGAATGTGCCCAACAGGTACGGAAGCGAATTGGGAACATTCACGCGATACGGAGCGATCAGCCGCTCGGCAGTCTGGATGGATCGAGGCTCGTATCCGGCCCGATTGTCGAACCCGCTATGAATCAGCACCTTGCAGGCCTGCAGTAGCTCCTGGGGGAGCTGGGCCAGCGTGGCCCAGCCGGCGACGTAGCGAATCCGCACGGCTGCCAAGCGGTCACCCGCTGCCGGCCAGCCGCCCTGGTCGATTCGGATGCGACCAGGCTCGTGAGAGGTGTCGACCTCAACCCGCGACAGGCTGAGAGAGACCGAGGCCCCCGTCGCGTCGAGATAGGTGATCGACTCCACGCTGATCAGCCGGGGCCGGGGCAGGAAGATCACCCGTTCGTTCGGGAATCGGTCGAGGACCAGCTCCCAGGTCGACTGCATCAGCGTTCGCCAGGTGCGGGACTCCACCCACCGCCGGGCGGCGATCACCTGCCCCTGAATCTCCGCATCCTCACTCTCGTGAGTCACCTGCAGGTAGCTCCGGGCCTCCGCCAGCGTCAGCGGTTCGCGAGCTGGTGGAGTGATGAGCTGCAGCATGGCGAGTCGGGAGACGGGAGGCGGGAGACGGGAGCAGGCAGCTGGAGACTACTTTTTCTTGCCGCTCGGCTTTGCCGTACCGGCTTCGACGCAGGCTTCGAAGGCAGCCAGGTCGTCTTCGGTGGCCTTCTCGATCGGAGCTTTCTCTTTGAGCTCCGTCAGCTCGCGCTGAGCCCACTCTTCGGGAACGCGGGCGATGGTCTGGCACTTCGTGCCGTCTGGGAATTGTCGCTCGGCATCGTAGCCGGTCTGGCCATCAAAACAGTTCCGCTTCACGCGAACGATCACCGTGCCATCCATGGTCGAGTCCTGAGAGGTGCTGAGTGAGGAAAGATGCTGCCCCCGGATCGGGGACACGAACCGGGGGTAGCTCAACATACCAAAACTTCTGCATCGCGACAGAGCCGATTACGGCAGCAGGTCGGAACACTTGGCGATCTTTTCCGGCTGCCGGATGACGATGTCTCCGGACTGCCAGGCGTCGATCGTCAGTGCCGGCTTGTTCGAGACTTCGTCGACGAGAATGTCGACCCCGCCCCACAGGCCGATCACCAGGTTGTTCTGCAGGGCACCGAGGACCAGGCCGTTGCAGTTGGTCGACGTTCCCTTGGTCATGTTGGCCCGGATCTGATTCGACTGCAGCACTGGCTTGCCGAGAATCAGGTCGCCCTCGTCGATCAGGTAGGACGGGACAGTCCCGCCGCTGATCTTGAGCGTGTCGAGCATCGAGCAGTAACCCAGAGCGTTCGTGATCCAGCTGAGCTGGTCGGTCACGTTCGCGGAGGTGATGGTCGACATCATCTCGATGAGCTTGGTACGGCTCATCTTCGCGCCGTTGGTCCCCAGAGCAATCAGCGGGCAACCGCTGTTGTTGAAGATCCCCTGCGGCTGGTTCGAAGATCCGGAGCCATGCAGGCCACCGTAGTCGATCGACAGGACCAGCTCTTCGAGCAAGTCCATACGGGCAATCATCTCGATGTCGAGCGAGGTCTGCTTGGTCAGGTCGCGACCGATGATCACTTCGCCCGAGACGTTCTTCGGAGACAGGGTCAGCTGGCTGAACGTGATCGCGGTACCGGCAGCCGGAGCGGTGTCTTCACCGACCCAGCCAGTCCCGGCCTTGTTGGTCTTCTTGGGCAGTTTCACCGTCCCGACCAGGCCACCGGCAACCGTGGCACCAGCTCGACGCAGCACCAGCGAGTTCTTCAGCACGTCGATGAACGACTGCACGACGGTCGTTTGCAGGGCACCGACCGCACTCGTGGTATTGGTGACGGCTCGACCTTCAGCCCCCATCGGCAGCTGGTGGGGCAGCAGCAGGTTCCCCTGCAGCTTGATCCCGTCCTGAGCAGCGCGGCCTTCGAGAATCGTGTGGATCTCGCCTTCGAGTCCGTCCAGTGGCTTCTTGCTGGCCAGTCGATCGACAGCCCGCAGGAAACGATATTCACCGAGGCGGTTGAACGGGTTGTCACCCGACTTGTCGGTCAGGTACGACGGCTGCTTGCTGGGGTCACTGAGATCAGCGATCCGCGTCAGCATGCGGTAGTCGGCGATCTCCTGTTCGACGGCTTCCAGCTCCTCGGTCACCTTCCGCATCGGCTCGCGGTCCTCGGCGGTGACACCCTTCCCGCGGGTCTCGATCGTGTGGTGCAGATCCGAGCCCCGCTTGATGACTGCGGCCCGCTTCTCCTGCAGGCCCTTCAAGGTCATAGCGACCATGTCTCACTCCCTGAGATGTTTGAACGATTGAACGACTGACTGGCACGGGGTGGCCGCTGAGCGGACCGGGTCGCGTTGAACGCGTCATCCGCTCGCCGCTCGTTGCGCGATGTCAGGCGGCTCGCTCGGGGTAGACCGTCTGCCGAAACACGGGCATCGGGCTGCCGACCAGGGAGACCTCTCCACCGTTGACCGCGTAGGAATGCTTGAAGGTCTTCGGGGGCTCGCCCGCGTCGTAAATGAAGAAGGTGTCGTACAGCTCAGCGGCGTACGTGTAGGCCCCGATCCGGGCCCGGATCAGTTGTGTGAGCTGCCAGCGAATGTCCTCGGTCGACAGCACGTCACTGCCGCGACCTTCTGGCCGCTGCAGCAGGCTTTGAAACGCGGACAGCTCACTCAGGTCAACAGGATCTGCAGAGCGAGTCTCCGGTACCGAGGCCTGCTCGAGCAATTCGACCAGGTCGGCGGGAGCATGCTTTGATCGCAGCTCCGCAGTCGTGCCGGCGTAGGCCGGGTAGTCGACCGCGCTCACATCGTGCAGAAAGAGCGATCGCAGCTCGCGGACGATGTAGTCGTTCTCCTGCCGGGCAGTGATCCCACCTTCGCGAGCGGTGAACACGAACGAACTGCCGGTGATATCGCCTCGTTCGAGGCTGATTTTCACGTCACGGCCGGTCGTGGTGTCCGCCAGGTCGACTTCGTACCAGAGGCCCGTCGAATCGGCCCGCAGTTCGAGAGTGTTTTTGTCGCGGCCGGGGATCCTATTCCCGAGCAGGCTGCGGTGGTTGTACATCCCCCGCGTTTCGTCCTCTTTGAGGGCCAGATCGAACGCGCCGGGCAAGATTCGCTCGCGGATCTCGACCACAGTGCCATCCTTGCGGTAGGCCTTGTAGCGGTACTCGGTTTTCGGGTCGTTCGGGTCGTAGAACCGAGCGGCATAGCCGACCAGCTTGCTCGATTCGGGGGCAATGCTGGGAGTTCCACCCAGATCACGTCGTTCGCGGCCGTTATTGAGGATCAGGTCGACGTTCATCGTGACTCCTGCAGGAGAGTGCGGACAATTTCCGGAGTCCGAGCTGACCATTCGTCCGCGAGGGTCTGCAGTCGGAGCGATCGCTGCTCGCTGTCGAGCGTGTTGAGCTGATTCACCTGGTCGAGCTGCCGATTGAGCTCGCTCACGACCTGGTCACGGGCATTTGCCGAAAGCATTCGCAGCCGCTTCGCTGCCAGTTCCCGCTGATCGTTGAAATGGATTGCAACACGGGCTTCCCAGTCGGAGGCCTTGACCCGTTTTTCGAGCTCGTGACGCGTGCGAGAGAAGATTCCTCCCAACGCGTCCCCGATCAGGCTGCTGGCCGCATCCAGAGGGAGCGAATCGCGTGATCCTGCAGCCTTCGAAGGCTGGTCTCCGCCGGTCACCTTGCCGCCTTGACCTCCGAAGACGCTCTGAGCCACGCGAAACTCGTCCCCGCCGTTGACCGGAGCCAGGTCAAGCAGCCTGCGGCCCTCGTTTTGGGTCACCAGGGCGGTCAGCATGCCGCGCTGAGCGATCTCGGCTCGACTGCGGAGGTCACCTCGGTTGAGGTCCCCCACGTTGGACCGACAGCGGTAGCGGCCGCGGCTCGAATAGGGGAGCAGCTTGCACGTCAGCTCCTGGTCATCACGTTCGATCCACGGTCGCAATGTGAAGTCCACGAAGTAGCGGCCCCACGCGTCGTCTTCGAGCGACTCCGGAGGCATGTTGAAGATCTTGTTCCCGATCTCCGCGTTGACCGAGCCCAGCATTTCGAGGAGCTGGTAGTCCGCGAAGGTCATCTGCCAGGGGCTGGCCGTGAAACCGTTGTCGAGGATCAGTGCGGAGCCCGCCTTGTCACCCGACAGACCTGCGTTGAATCGCGATTGTGCGATCGCGAACTCCGCGTCGGTCAGCTGACCAGGTGCGTTGATGATCAAACCGGGCCGGGGATTGTTCTCCCAGAACGATCGCGAGTGATTCACCAGAGCATTGGCGAGACCGAGCTGGCTGCTGAAAAGTCGCAGCGGACTGAGGACCGAGAGACCGCCATCCATCGTTGTGGCGATCACGTCGAGGACCTGCGATGTGTCGAGTCGTTCGACACCGGTCTGAAGACTGACGCTGTAAATCCTGCCCTGAGCGGTGTCTTCTGGGACTTCCCAGTTCAGCGGATGGACTGGGTACCAGGCTTGCGGCTCGCCCAACGAATCGAGCCGGAGATAGGAGGTCGTGCGGCCATGCACCAGCAGGTGCATCATCCGTTCATCGTGGGCACTGATCGCAGTCCGAGTCGGGTTGGGCTGATTGTTGAGCAGCCACGACAGCGGATGCGTGTACAGGGTTTGCCAGTTGTCGGTATTACCGATTCTTTCCTGGATCTCGATCGGCACTGAGGCCTTGATCGAGGCGATGAACTTGACCGCCCAGAAGAAGCTGGCGACTCCCAGGGCGGTGCGTTCAGTGGTCGGTCCGGAGAAGCCGGACAGGGCTCCAAATCCGTGGTATCCACCCCGCACGCGAGCGGCCTGCTGCGGCATCGTCTGCGCAGTGCTGGCGGCGGCTCGTGACTCGCTGGACTTCTTCGGTTTTCGAGCCACAGGGGGCAGCCTCCGTTTCGGGTCACCTATCCGAAACGGTCGCGCAGGCTACAGCCATCGGATGCCGACGCCGGCGGGTTGCTCTCCGGCCTCCAGGTCGCCCGCGGTGGCCAGCAGCAGGCCGACAGGTCCATCGACTCGCAAGATCGAGTCAGTGTTCTTCCGCAGCGGCTTCTTCTGGCCCTCGCCGGTCTGCAGGATGCGGCAGTTGCCGATCTGGAAGTTCATCACCTGGTTGCCGGGATGGACCAGCGTGCGAGCCAGGATCATCCGCTCGACGTCCTCGATCGCCGCCGTGAAGTGAGCGGTCGGGAAGGGCCAGCAGGGGAGAGACCGCTCGATGTCTCGCACAAAGTGCCCGGCGTTGTTCTTCTCATACACCAGCTGGCGAATCCGGTACTTCGCATGCAGTTCCAGGATGTCGTTCTTGACCTGGTCAAAGTCGGTGACCTCGCCCGGGGTAATCTTGATGAACCCTCGCTGCTCCCAGTCGCGAAAGCTGATTCGCTCCTGCTGATCGACGGTCGATTCTGGCACCC